AATAAAAGAAAAAAAAAAAAAAAAAAAAAACCTTTCCCCCCCCAAAAGGGGGGGGGGGGTAAAATTAATTGTTAATTGTTACAACACTACTTCTTTGGTGGTGTTATTGCCAGGGCGGTCGGTAGCAGTAGCGGTTAGCTTACAGCCTGTTATTGAGGCATTGACAGTGGTAGTGGTGTACTGCCATACGCCCTCGTGTAGGGTAGCACTACCCTCTTCGATAAGCGACTGGTTGGCAGCTGCAATGCGTACCTTTACGGCGGTTACTTTTACATTGTCGGTAGCCTTTACGCTTATCTTTTGTCCGTTAGCACTGCCATCGTAGGCGGTAGTGTCGATATGCTCGATAACGGGCGGACGCAGATAGTCGGCAACGGCGATATTGTAAGCCGATAGCTTGTTGGGCGAGGCAGCTGCCAGCTGCTTGTAGTGGGGTGCTAAGGAGCTGTCGGCAAGGGCTTGCTTGGCGTAGGCTACTGCCTTGAGGAATTTTTTGCCTTGCTCTTTTTGGTGTTCGGTTTTTTTGCCTGTGTGGCGCGGACTTTTAGCGAGGATAGTGCCGCGTGCGGTGTTGCGGAATACCATTTGTTTGCCTACGGAACCTGATAGCCCATAGAGGTAAAGATTTTCTTTAGATTTTGCCATTTCTTTTAGTTTTATGGGTTAATAATGGCGCAAAGATAGTAGTGATTTAGTGCTGTTTAAAGGACACTACCCTCTGTAATGAATAATTATTAATTAGGGTATTAGGTTAGAGCTGTAATGTCTTACCCAAATCTTAAGGGACAGGTTTAGAAGTTTTTTTTGTATCTACTTCATTTCAATCTTTTTTTCAATGGTTTTTACTAACAGCTTTAGTTGCTTTAACTCTTCGGTTTTTCTGAATATTTTTTCTATCAAAGTAAAGTTTTCGCCCTCACTTTCGGCGGCTTGTAGCCTCCACTTTATAAGGCTTTTTTCACGTGATACGATATTGCTTCGCAGGGTGTGCAGGCGTTGTACGAGTTGTGTAGGGCTCAACTTATCTAACGCTTCTTCTTGAGTGGAGTTGGCGGGGAGCAATATGCGCTTGTACTTGAGCCAATGGTCGAGCACAGTATCGCAGGCGTCCATTTCCTCGAATAGTTGCCATAGCTGCTGCTGTAGGGTGCGGGCTTGGCTTTCTTGGTCGGCTGGGAGGGCATTAAGGCTTAGCTTGAGCGAGCAGGCTTTTAGCCAGTGGTTTTTCTTGGCGAGGTATACAGGGTGTAGCGTTTGGGGGTAATCGGAAATTAATTTGTCGATTTGCCGATTTGCCGATTTGTCGATTTTCGGATTGTCCCCCTTTGGGGGTTCGGGGGCTGATTGACTCATTGGCAAATTGGTTAATTTGCTCATTTCCCTCCGTAGCTTAGCTTCGTTCTCCAACGAATAAAAGCGAGGAACGCCTTGAAGATTGCCTCCAAGGCGTTCATACTCTATAAGCAAACGTTTATATTGTTCTCGGTAATTGGTCATTAGTCGTTAGTCTTTAGTCATTAGTCGTTAGTGTAGAGTCGCTTTCTAACGACTAACGGCTAATCACTAACGACTTTTTTTAGTGCCAAGGCGCGCTCTAAGATAGGTACATCGGGCGGGTATTGCTTTTTCTTCTTCTCAATGAGCTGTTGCAGAGTTTCGGTGCTGAGGGCTTGTAGTAGCTCGGCAGCTTCTTCTTGCAAAGCATAGTAAGGAAAGCCCGCCAGGTATAGGTTTATGATATTATGAGGTATACGGCTTAAATCGACCACCTGAAGTCCGCCCCCCAACTCTTTAGGCTGGGTGTAGTAGGCGGTACCTTCAGGAAGGAGCGACTTAAAGTACTTATGATTCGGCGATGGTTCCTGCATATTTGTACAGTTTTGAGTTTGTGATGATTTTTAGGGTAATACCGCTATCATCTTCGGCTTTTTTGCCGGTAGTGGCTTCGGCAGTATCCATATAAGCAGGGTTAATCTTGGTGCCTATTACCCATAGAGTGCCTTGGGCATCGGGGACTACGAATATCATCGGCACGTTCTTATAACGGCTGATGAAATCGAGGGTTACATCGCTAAAGCGAGGTATTTTTAGCTCTAACTCGGTTTTTGCCTTTTTGTTGCCTGCATTGCCAACAAGTGAGGTTTTAAGCTCTCCCTCGTCTATCTGTGCATCGATACCTTTGAAATTCTTGGTAGCGATAAGGGTAAGGTTACCGTCTTCGATGGTGTTAGCTTTGCCAAGCTCGCCCGTATTGGCGGGCAATACGCATTTATCTACAAACGCTTTGGGAGTGTACAAAATGCGTGTGCTGATGCCTCCGCTTACTTCGTCGTTAGGACAAGCATCGAGGCTTTCGTGGGGTACATTATCAAAACAACTTTTTGCCATAATCTTAATTTGTTAATTTGTTAATAAGAGGTGAGTGACCGCCGATGAGTTGGAGGAGTAGTTCTTCATCATTAGCGATTTCTTCTTGTGAGAGGGATTCACCGCCTATAAGCAACACTTTAGGCGCGTCGTCGGTAAATTTGTATCTCACATCGCGAAATGTAAACTCGTGACCTTTGCGAGGGGCTTCTTCTGTGGGTTTTTCGGGTGTTCCCTTGAGTTGTGCCTCATATTGGTCGAGTTGTTGTTCGCGTGCGTTGAGATGTTTTTCAACTTCATTGAGTGCGAGTTCACGGCGGTTGAGGGCTTCTTCTCTCTCGTTGAGAGCAGCCTCACGCTCGTTGAGGGCTTGTGCTTGTGTATCGTTGCTTTCGGTAGAGGCTTCTGACACAGGTGTATTTTTTTCTTCTTCTTTTGCCATAATCTTAATTTGTTAATTTGTCGATTTGTCAATTAGCAAATTAGCACATTGGCTAATTTGCTAATTGGTGAATTATGCTAATACGAGGTTAGGGTAGAACAACTTGTTTTGCTCATCGTTGTTCAATCCTCGTTTTTTCTGAGCATCGTTGGTTTCCACGAATAGGTATTGGTTTACGGCAAAATCGTAGCCCAAGTGCCATTCAGAGAATATTTTCACGAGGTAATCTTGCACCTGTACATCGTTGATACGCGCAGGGTTATCTACGCGGTCGTATAGGCGGAAGAGGTTACCCTCTACCCAAGCGATGATACGCCCAGCCTTCAATCCTGGTACACCTACCAAGTCACGTCCGTATTTGGTTTTTCCACGTTGCGGATCGTTGAAGTCGATGTATTGGTTAGCAGGCGTTTCGCGTAGCTCTACATAGTCGTTGAACTCTTCGAGAGAGATAAAGAGTGTTTTCACTTTCACGCCCCCAGGCAAGCCTTTTTCGAACTTAGTAACGCGGTCTACAATACTTGTTACCCCTGCATCTACAGGAATATGGAAAACAGGGTTGCTTGTGTCGGCAACGGCGCGGTTCACCACTTCGTTAAGTCCGTCCATTGTTTTGGTATAATCGGGGGTAGTGCTGCCTACTTGGGTGGCATCGTACTTGCCCGTAATACTAATGAGGTCGAGGTCAGAAATCACTTTTTTGGTGATAAGCCCCATAATGAACTTGCTGATGGGCATTTCGTGAGGTTTTTTGTCCTCTTCGTACATAGCTTCTTCCCAACTGCCAACGATGTCGTTAGGGTTGATAGGGAAGTTGATTTTCTGACGGAAGTTTTTCAAAAGTTTCTTTTTGAAAGACACTTCGCCAGCACCCGTCCACTTGTCGGAAAAGGCTTGCACTACATTGCTGATGAATACAGCAGGTATATGCCATTCTCCTTTTACTTTGCCGAGTGGTTTGGCGTAGCGGTTTAGCAGGATTTCTTTAGAGAGTATCGCTGCTTCGAGTTCGATAGGACGGGCGTTGCCGTAGCGTACGAGCTCTTTTGCAATTTCAGTAGCTTTAATTGTATTTCCCATTTTTCTAATTTGCTAATTTGCTAATTGATTGTGCGCATCATTCATATCTACGATGCCATCGAACTCTCCTTTTACCTCTTCTTCTTTGCCGTCATTGGCAGGCAATGAGTGAGCGGGACGGTTGTTGAGTTCGGTTTTGAGGCTCTCGGTTTCAGCAGTAAGAGCAGTTACTTGAGCTGCGAGGGCTTCTTTCTCGGCGGTAAGGGCTGTTTTCTCTGCCAATAGCTTTTCGTTATTGGCTTTCAGTTCTGCCATAAGCTGCTCGAGGGCAGTGTTGTTGGCAGCAGCTTCGGCAGCTACCAAGGCGGCTTCAATCTTGTCGAGCTGCGATTCTTTGAGCTCCACAAATTTTTCATTCCCAAATAAGGGGCTTTTTAGGTTGATACTGGCCAATGCCAGTAAGGCGGCGATTTTTGCGTGTTTCATACTTTTTTAATTTGTCAATTTGTCGATTTGTCAATTTGTCAATGGCTAATTGGCACATTGGCTAATTAGCTAATTGACTAATCACTTCGTTAAGTGTCATTATTTCGTCTATCAATCCTAATGATTTGGCTTTTTTAGCACCATAAGTGTTGCCTTTGAATATTTCTTCCTTGGCATCGGGGCGGTAGGCTTTTACGCTGCTAATAAAGCGGGCGTTGGTATCGGATAGGTTTTGTAATACGGTTTTTTCGTTGCCCTCCTTGAGGTCGCGATACCATTTGTTTTTCTCGGTGCTTTCGGGCGCGTAGAGTTCGTGTACTTTCACGCCGTATTTTTCTAAGAAAGGGGCAAAATCTTGGAAACTCATCATCGTGCCTATACTGCCAATAGCATCGGCAAAGGGGGCGGCGACTACCTTATCGCAAGCACTGGCAATCCAATAGGCGGCACTGCACATATAACCGCCCGTATAGGCGACGGTAGGTTTTTGCAAACTGCGGATAACGCTGGCAAGCTCCTCTGTGCCTGCAACCATTCCGCCCCCGCTATCGATGTCGAGCACGATAGCGGTAACGGCTTGGTGCGATTCCAGCGCCTTTAATAACGTAATAATATATTGAGTGCCGATATATCCGTAAGAGGTGTATTTGACGATGGGCTGCTTGAGCTCTACCACTACGGGGAAGCTGTCGCGCCCTTGTTGCAAAGAGGCGTTGCGCTGCTCAAAATTATAGTGGTAAACCTCTTCATACCAATGCGAACTCTCGAAACTCCCCTTGCGATAAGCTAAGAGGAGTTCGGGGAGTTTTTCAGCCAGGTAATTATAATTGATAGAGAAAAGCATATTTTAGTCGTTAGTCGTTAGTTTTTAGTCGTTAGAATAGAGTCGCTTGCTAACGCCTAACGACTAACTTACTAACGACTGATTGATAGTGCAAAATTATTGCAAAGGCGGGGTAAAGAAAAGGACACGGAATTTCTCGGTTATCTTACTGATATTAGGAAAGATAATCGTTTGCCCTGTGAGGGTAACTATATAGGTGTCGGTACCTTTGCCGTTATCAACTATATTGTCGTCGATAGTGAGGGTGAAGGGCTCGCGGGCGTTGCCTACTACCAGCATTTCCTGCTCGGATACCAGGGCGACTACATAGCGGCGTTGCTTGTGAAAGCCGATGAGCTTCTTGCGGGTGTCCTTAGACAAATCGTAGATGGGCAAGGAGACTTGTATATCGAAGTAATCGTTGTGGTTTTGCTGTTTGATGCTCACCTTGCGGTTATAAGGCGCGGGGTTATGCAGGTCGATACGCAACAGATAGCTGTTTTCATTAGGGGTAATGGCGCGCAAATTCTGATTGAAGCTGAAGGAATTAGCCTCAAACAGGAGCACGTGAGATATTTCGCGCGTAAAGGATTCGGGGAGGTTGCAAAGGTTGAGCATTAGTCGTTAGTCTTTAGTCGTCAGTCGTTAGCCGTTAGTCGTTAGCCGTTAGAATGTTGTCGCTTGATAACGACTAACGACTAACTTACTAACTACAAATATACGGCAAAAGTAGGGTGTTTGGGAGTGTTGTGAAAGGACGGGGAATTTTGAATTATGAATTATGAAATTTGAATTGAGGCGTTGTGTGGTAAGGGTTTGCGGGGTGTTTGTGGGGTGTAGGTTCGATGTTCGTTCGATATTGTTTCGAATAGTGCTGTAGGTAGGCGGTAGGTGATAAGGGGTAAGGTGTAAGGGTATAAAAAAAGATAAAAGGCTGTTTGTTAGTCTTTTATCTTCTGTTTTTGGCGAGGGACAGGTTTAGAAGTTTTTTTATTCCAATTTTTCTATATTCCTTAGTTTTTCGAGGTAAAAATCGCGTATTCGTTGAAAATCTTCCTCAGTAAATTTGTTGTCTCTGAGCTTCATTCTCTTGTGTGTAGCTGCTGATGTACTCTTCTGAATTGCTCTTGCTACCTTGCTATCGGATAGTTCTAACTGCTGAATGATGTATATTACTTTTTCGTGTGGTGTCATAGTTATTGTTGTTGTTTTGCTAAGTTATTAATATACCATTGCCACGCTTCATCTAAGAATTGCGTTTCGGATATTTCCGGAGATAAGATACCTCCTGTTTGCTGTATATTATTTTGCAGTACTACCAATCTGAATTGCTCATTATCATTGTAGTTGTATAACTTCTGTGGCTTGCTTCGTAATTCATTATTGAGAATTACCTGCTGTGTGCGCTCTCTAATTACCAATATCAACGATAAGTAATGAGGTGAATAGATGTAATGAAATCCGCTTGGCATTTGTGAAGGTTCTGCTGCCAGTAGGAATTTAGGCATTTTTAATTCAAAAAGTTTGCTGTTATCCATATTATTTTGTATGTTTGCCCCTCATTTCTAAGGGTTGTTAAATCGTTAGACTTGTTTTAATTTTACAAGGAAGCCCCTAATGTAATGTTAGGGGCTTTGTTATTTTATTAGCGATGAGAAATATCAATCATATAAAACTGCTCTTCACCGCCTTGACGGTCTGCTATACCTACAATCTCTACTGTATAGGTTTCATCATATCGAGCATACCCATCAAACTCTTCACCTTTAACGACGAACGTTTCGATTCGTTCGGGGGTGTCTAATGCTCTTAACTCTAACCACTCATCACGGTCTTCTATTGATTCATTGTACAGCTGTTCTGCTTCTTCGATACTGTCTACATAGTTGTAATATCTGTAGTTTTCTTTTACAAATTCAACGATTGCTTCATCGCTAATTGTTTCGGTGGTGAAGTTATTGTCATTCACCCATTCTTGTAAGCCTAATGTTTTGTCTGTTGTTGTCATTTTCTAAGTGTTTTTGAATTGTTATTACTTGTTTTAATTTTACGTTGCAAAGATACGGCAACTATTTTAATTACGCAAGTATTTTGCTTGTTTTTTTTATTTTATTTTGTTTTAAATGCAACAATCGTTTGTAAGTGTATTAATATCAGTAAGTTATAAGAATATTTTTTGCAATAAAAAAGGCAAAAGGTAGTGTTATACCCTTTGCCTTGGTGAGTTATTCACTTTCGTACAGTTACGGCATTACCCGTTGCTTATTTTACTTAAAAACTTGCTTATTTATATCTTCACTTTGATATTCAGTGCTTTACAACTTGTTTTTGCACTTACTTAACAAGGGATGAAAATTGGTTCGTTTGCGTTGTCGATAGGAACAAGCCAAGTAGGGTAGTTGTTATTTTTCATATATTTATCCTTTAAACAGGTACATTGACCAACTTATAGCAACCTCTTCATTGCGATTGTCTAATTCTTTTAGTAAACTATTTATTTCTTTATCCTCACTAAGTTCAGGAGTAACTTGTAAATAGAGTTTTTTAATTATTTCATTATGAAATTTTGTGTGTTTTTCAACCTCTGAAAGGTGTGTTAGTGCCTCTTTTAGACACTTTAATAGTTCTTGTTTATTCATCTTTTACAAATTTACGGTTAATAATTCTTCCTGTTCTGTTTTTAATTTCGTTGTAGGCGATATTTAGGCACTCCTCAAGGGTGCTTTCCTCTAACAAGGCAATGCTATGGAGTTCATTAATCATATACAATAACCTACGACGAGGAGAATAAGGCATTATCTTAAACCATTGCCCGCATTCGTTTCTAAGCAAATTGTTGAGTATATATTCTGTATATATAGCCATACGTACGGGCATGGAGTCCTCATCAAGCCTCATAGTTAAGGCTTGCCTAATGAGAAATTCACTATCCTCTTCTACCGTATAACAGTAGTTAATGATGGTTACCATTACATCGCCTATGGCGTCCTGAATAGCGGGGCGGTCGTTGTCATAACACGCTTTGATAAGTTCGCCAACCTCATCGTGTATCTTAAGGAGTTGGTCAAATGGGGTGCTTTTTTCAAATATCCCCCTTTCTTTTGCCCACTGATGAATGAGTGGGACGAGTTCTTGGATTGTTAAATTTTGTGTATTCATTTGTCTTTCTTTTTTAATTCCTCCCTCATACCTATACAATAGGAGCGGTAATTGATGTTAGACTCTCTCATTAGTACATAATCGTACCATTGCAGTATCTTTCCTTGGGGTTTGTTGTGCTTCATATCGTAGTATATATCCTCGATATTGAAAATATAGTCTGATAAGCATATAATACCTCCCCCTACATCGTAATTGTCAAATTCAAATTGTAGGTCTTGCTTGTGGCAGAACTCCTTGATGAGGTTGCGAGCAGCGTACTCGAATAACTCGACAGCTTCTTGTTCTTGTGGTGATTGTTTTTTCATTGTTGTATTTGTTGTTTATTTTCGCTCTTCGTTAATTACGTCTAAATGCTGGTATATCATTTCCGATAAGTCATTAGAGTACGACTCAAAGGCGTCTAATAGTACTTTGTCGTCTTTCATTGTTTTTTTGAATTGCTTCACCGCCTCGCCGCTGTATCGTTTTAATCTACGAAAAGCGAGTTTGAAGTCTCTTTTGAATTTTTTGTCGTCAATTCCGTGCATCAGCTCATTAAGGCTATCGGCATACGATAGGGCAAGGATTGCGTAATGGGCTGTCTTTTCACGCTTAAGTACGGGCATTACGACGGCTTTGTCGTGCTCGGCAATTGCGATATTCATTAGGGTTCGTGCTTCTTGTGGGGTAACTTGCAAGCCCCTTACACGGAGTTCTGTTATAAATCTGTTGTTCATTTTTTGGGTGTTTTTGTGTTCGATTAGTGTTCGCCTTGTGTTCGGTTAGTGTTCGGTGTTTATTGTAGCGATAACATTTCTGATAGTTCTTTGCCTTCTGTGATGAGCCAGTTATAAAAGAATTGCAAGGTTACTTCTTGTTTTATGCGTAATATTTTGCCCTCTTTGTCTGTTTCCCCTTGTTGAAATAGGCTGATGAGGTTCTTTGCCGTGGTAAACTCTTTATTATCCTTGGCGATGGCTTGCTGGTGTCGAAGCTGTTTATCTGTCTCACTTCGCATTAGCTGCCTATCACGTTCTGTTAGTGTAGCAAAGTATGGTTTGAGTACTCCTCGCCTTTGTAGGGCTTCGTATATTGGTATGGGTAGGGGAGGCATTGCTTTTGTAGTTTTGTATTCCAAAAAATGGTTGATTAACCACTGTTGTATGCTGGCTTCTGTTATCATTGGGATTGTTGTTTTAGGTTCATTACTAATGCTGATATGATGCTCTATTTGTGTTTTTCGCTTCCACTCGGTGTATTTTTCGAGTACGGTAGATACGTAGGACACATCAAAGAAATGAAAATGGTTAGTAATTTCCCCAAATTCTTTACTTCTATCCATCTGAAAGGCTTTGTATATCTCTTGAAAAGATAGTCCTGAAAAACGCCCAAAAACGGCTGTCCATATTTCTTGCTTTTGCAAAGGGTCGATTTCCCCCTTAAGTCCTACAAGAGTAGCAATGCGGGTGAATAGCAGTCCGAATATAGGAGCGATTGCTTCGCGGTCGAGGTTTTTAAGGATTGGGTATTGATGTCCTGTTTTAGCTATTGCCAAAGGTGTGAGTTCCCCAACCTGTACTATTGTTTCTAATATCCTCTGCTGTTTGTCGTCCTGCAACGTAGGGAGGTTTTCCGCTTGGTGGTGTGTAATGGTTTGTGGGTGTGATGATATTTCCATATTCGTCGATGATTGTTTGTTGTGGTGATTGTAAGGGGGCTTGTGCGCTGTGTAGCCAATCAGCCTCAAAACCTTTCCACTGTTTTTGTACTATGATGCTCAGTACTGTGTTTATATCCTGATTTGTTTTTCGCACCTGCTCAATGAATGTTTTAAAGGCGCGCTCGGTATTGATGGCTTTCTTCGCCTTTCGTATCTTTAACCACTCGTCTACAAGTTCAGGAGCAAAGCCTTCTGATAACATTGCCTTTCTGAAATTGAAAGGAGGGGGGGCGGGCGCGACTCGGGGGGGGGGTGCT